AAATCCTTGTGGAAGATGATACATCATATCTATATCATAATGACCTTTTCCTATTTGCTCAAAGCCATTTATTTTCATCCATTTATGAAAGGCATCTTCCCATTGCAACAAGACTCCGTCGCAATCTGTAAGTATTAATTTAGACATTTAAATTAGTTTTTGCTAATTTTATTCCTGAAGTTTTTTCAACGTATTGATCTGCTAGTGTTTTTTCACACATAGAAATCACCATTATAAATTTTTTATTAATGGACAATTCAGCATCAGGATCTGGTGTTGCCATCCAAGGCATAAGACCCATACTCTGTTGCATTCTAACGAACGCCATTGGTTTTCTTACTTTGATTGTGTCCTCATCTTGTGAAACAAGTCTAGCAATCATTTCTTCTCCAGTAGATACTTTAATTGCTACTATTGAATTTTCACTTATATTTTTTTCTATTAACATTATTTTCCTTCTTTATCGAAATGCGCCTTAAGTTCTGTGTAACCACCTATATACTTACCGTCCAATATTATTTGTGGTACACTTCTGACATTTGGCACCGCTTCCAATAACTGTTCTATTGTCCATCCTGAACCTATTTTTCTTTCTTCAAACTCTATGTTCTTTTGTTTTAATAATGCTTTAGCCATGTCGCAATATGGACATTGCATTTTGCTCCATACTATTGTTTCAATTGTCTTTGACATCTGGTACCTCTATTACTCCTATTCCTTCATTATGCAGTTCTTTAATTTCTTTGTCAGTTGCTGTACCGTATATATGGTCATCACGTTCACCAGCCTCTGCTTTCCGGCATTCGGTAGCAAAACGATCTCCAACATTCTCACAGTTTTTGGATATCCAACTACGAAGATGTTTTACTGCGGCCCTACCATTAAAGAATGCTGTGTTTTCTTTACTGCTTGACTTTTTACCAATATTTGGAGCCATCAATGCTCTGCGTATCTGTGTGTCATCACACATTGGACACGCAATCATTTTTTTTCTTTTTTGTTTTAGATAGTCTTTTTCAGACGCAAACCATCCTTCAAAAGTATGATCATTGGTACAAAGTAAATTATATTTTGCCATAGTTAATTGTAACTTCTAAAAAGAAAATTGTCAATTACATATTTGTTCTTTGATCAGTAGGATCAATATGTTTGGACACTTCATCGTTTTTATCCAAATAAAAACTTAATATTGTAATTGCCACTGCCACTCCCATGATTACCCAAAGGAATATACCGTCTCGACTAGTGAGTAAAAGTAACAATACTTCTAACCCATTCAGGTCGGAATAGTCAACAGTCATTATAGTGAAAATTTCTTAAATTGTCCTTTTTGGACATCTTGTTTTACGCCACCAATCAAATAAGATTCTACTTCTGTTTCTTGTGGCGCTACTTGTAAACCTTTTGATGATAACCAATGCTGTGTCCAAGGAAGAGGATTTTGACTTGCAGGTATATCATATATAGGATCATAACCTAATGCTCTTAATCTTTTATTGCAAATCCATTCAACATATTGACCTAGTAACTTTTCGTTAAGTCCAATTATTGATCCATCTTTGAATAAATGTTTTGCCCATGCTTTTTCTTCTTCAACACATTTTTTAAACATATCAATCACTGTTTTATCTAAACCTTTCATCACTTTTGTCATATCTTTATCGTCACCTTTTTGCCATGCTTTTATAACGTGTGTGGATAAGTTTAAGTGTGTTGCTTCATCTCTAGCAATTAATGATAGAATTTTTGCAGAACCTTCCATAAGTTTTAATTCACCAAATGCGAAAGTACAAGCAAATGAAACATAAAAACGTAATCCTTCTAATAGATTTACATTCACCATTGCAAGGTACAATGCTTTCTTTACATCCATTATATCGCCTTTGCCTTTTACAACATAGTCTTGAGCAAGTTCGCTAAATTTATCATAGTTCTGTGTTACGGATACTGCTCTTTTCAAAATTTCTTTATCATCTAAGATTGTGTCAAACACTTCTGAAGGATCAGAATATACATTCTTCATAATATGTGTGTATGCTCTACTATGAATAGTTTCAAAGAAGTCCCATGTAACAATACAACCTTCTAACTCTGGGTTAGAACAGTAAGGTAAAAAGGATAAACATGGACCTCTACCTTGCACTGAATCTAAAAGTGTTTGATATTTTAAATTAGATGTGAAAATGTGTTTTTGTTCTGGTCTGAATCCTTGATAATCTGCTCTATCTTTTTGTAAAGATACTTCTTCTGCTCTCCAAAAATATCCTAGCATAGTTTGATTTAATTTATCAAACTGTGGATACTTGAACACATCATATCTTTGCACGTTTTGATCCGCACCAAAGAACATAGGTTCTTTTGTAAAGTCTATATCTTCTCTATTGAATACTGTTTTCGCCATAACGTTTTAATTATCAATTTTACCTTTTTTTTTGAAGTTTGTCAATCTAAATTGTACAGGCTTCACATTCACCGTCTTCATCTTCTGCTTTTGCAGGTTCTAATGTTGCTTCACCATTAACATGATGACCATTTAAATGACCATTTAATGGTGCTTCACCATTAATCTGCTCAGCATTTACTTCATAATGCTCTTCTCTTGCCACTCCTGATGGTTGCACATCTTCCTCTTCTCCTTTGAAATCATAAGTGTTCTGATAGTAAGAAGTTTTCCAACCATATTTGTACGCAGTTAACATATCTTGAGCCATTGCTGAAATAGGCACTTCATTGTTTTCAAATTGTAATGGATTGTAACTCCAGTTGCCAGATATTGCTTGGTCAAAATATTTCTGCATCATTGACACAACTTTTATATAACCATCATTGTTAGGCATATCCCATAACAAAGTGTAATCATTTTTAAGTTTAGGAAACCCTGGCACAATTTGTTTCAAAGGTCCTTTTTTACTTTTCTTAATTGAAAGCAATGCTCTTGGAGGTTCTATTCCATTCGTTTCGTTACTAACAACGGAAGAACTTTCTGACGGCATTTGTGCTGATAATGTGCTGTGTCTTAAACCATGTTTTGCAATATCTTTTCTTAGACTTTCCCATGCCATTCTTTGTTTGTGAGGCACAATTTCATCTACTTCTTTCTTGTAGTGATCGATAGGCAGTAAGCCATCTGCGTATTTGGTTCTTTCAAACCCATCACACTTACCTTTTTCTTCTGCAAGGTCACATGATGCTCTTAAAAGATAGTATTGAAATGCTTCAGTTAATCTATCTACTGATTCCCAAGCACCTTTGTCTGAATATTTGTAACCTTGTTTTGCAAGATAGTGTGCTAAACCAATGTAACCTATTCCTAAACTACGTCTTGATTTAGTGCTTACTTCTGCCGCTTTTACTGGATAGTCTTGATAATCTATTACTTCGTCCAAGGAACGCACTGCTAAATCACATAAGTTTTCTAAACTGTCTAAATTGTTTAATTGTCCTACATTAATAGCACTTAATATACATAATGCAATTTCTCCTTTGTCGTCATCTATACCTTGAATAGGTGTTGTAGGTAGTGTAATTTCTTGACACAAATTACTCATAGACACTTTATCTTTGAATGAACTATGACTATTTGCATGGTCCATGTTCATTATATAAATTCTACCTGTTTCTGCTCTTTCTTTTAAAAGGTCAAAAAACAATTCTTGTGCACCAATTGTTTTACGTGGTATTGATTCATCTTTTTCATACTTCTTATATAGAGCATCAAATTTATCTGTGCCGAATGCATCATACAAACCTGGTACTTCATGAGGTGAGAACAAAGTAATGTCTTCTTCATTTATAAATCTTTCATAGAATAATTTAGATATCTGTATGGAATAGTCCATTCGTCTTACTCTATTATCTTCAGTACCTTTATTATTTTTTAATACGAGTATGTCTTCTATCTCTTGGTGCCAAATAGGAAAGTGCACCGTTGCATTTCCACCACGCACACCATTCTGTGTACAACATCTTACAGTAGATTCGAATTTCTTTAGAAAAGGAACAACGCCTGTGTGTTGTACCTCACCACCTCTAATTTTAGAGTTGATGCCTCTGATACGTCCTGCATTGATTCCTATACCTGCTCTTCTGGCAACATATAAACCTATTGCCATATCACTAGAAAAAATAGAAGGAAGTGTATCATCACTGTCTACTAGAACGCAAGAAGCAAATTGTCTTATTGGAGTTCTTACGCCTGCCATTACTGGCGTAGGTATATTAATTTTAAATGTTGATATTGCGTCATAATATTTTTTAATGTATGACATTCTATTTTTCTTTGGATAATTTGCAAATAAAGTTGCCGATATCATCATATACATATCTTGAGGAGTTTCAAACAATGCTCCTGTGCTTCTGTCTTGCACTAGATACTTGTCAACAACTTGTCTTAATCCTGCATACGTAAAATCTAAATCTCTGTCTCTTTTTATCCAGGTATTCATTTTTTTAATTTCTGTTTTATTAAACTTTTCTACTATTGCTTTATCATACACACCAACTCTAATATTTCTCATTATTAATTTTAATAAAGGAATATATTCATATTGTCCGTGTGCTTCTTTTCTTACATCATAAGATAAAAGTCTTGCCGCGGCATATTGATAATTGGGTGCTTCTAATGAAATAAGATCATTTGCTGATCTAACTAAAATTTGTTGAACTTCTTTTGTAGTCATGCCATCATAAAATTGTATGTTGGCGTTAATTTCTATTTGTGAACTTGACACACCTGCCAATCCTTCACAAGCCTCTTCAACAACGAAATGAATTTTGTCAATGTCTAATGGTTCTAAACGACCATCTCTTTTCTTGATTTGTATTGTTGAAGTATTAGTGATTGTTTCCTTAGATGTTGTTAATTCCATTGTCTTCCTATTCGTATTCAATTCCGTTTAAACTATTACTTATCAGTTTCGCGTATGATTTTATTATATTGTTGAATATATCTTTTGTCAAATATATGTTCATCAAAACTTTCCTTGTTCTGGCAGTCTATAAACAACTTGCCTACCGTAATAATATAATAAAACTTAAGGTTGTTATTGGATTCTTCCTTTGCTACTGCTCTAATTATCGAGAATTTTTCCTTACTAAAACACTCTGTTAATTTGACAGTATACATAATTGCTAGGCATTTGTCAAAGGAATTATATGTATTTCTTTCTAAAAGTTGCCAAGCAGTGGGCCATGTGTTTGTTTTAAAGTAATCTGTTTTAGTATTAGTTAAAGGACAGTGCTGATATACATCCAAAACAGTTTGTATGCAACTTTTTTCTGTGGATAAATTGTTTCTTAAATTACGCCATGCTGACAAACGTTGTTCATAACTGGCATTGAATAAAATTTGACTAGTGGATAGATTTGATTGATATGTTGAGTGTTCCTGTTTCATTCGCTATTGCGTGAGTATAATACAATACTGCCGTATTATTGCCTGTTAATCCTAGTTGTGCCGTAAAAGTTGGATCTGGTTGATTACCTGGAGTAGTGCCTGTGTATCTAAATTCATCATCAAGTGTAATAGAATTTGTGTCTTTATCCACAAATATAGTTAAAGTTCCTGTTCGTTCATTGTCTGATGGATTACTTTTATACACATAAGATATTTCGTATTGTCTAGAAACTTCCGCAGGTAATTTTAACCATGGTGTGATTGTTGCATTTGTTGTTAGGTCTAATGGTTGTAAATTTTCTGCTAACGTGCCTGAATGTTTACCTGTAATTTCTGGAACATAAACTTCATTTGCATTTGCGGTATCTATTGCTAGAGCATATGTTCTTCCAAAAAAGTCTGAATCACTTTTATTTCCTGTTGATTTGAAATCTATAATTGCATGAACTGGACTACCATCACCATTGCCATCATTTCCTACATTAAAAAATCTATTATTAGAACTAGTATTTTGTGTACCATTGAAAACTATTAATGCAGTTCTATCTATATCAATAAATTTTGTGTTCAAAAACTTATTACCAACTGGTCCTTGTAAATGCGTTCCAACATTAACTGCATTTGGATCTTCTCCAATTAATATTCCTTGTCTGCACATCTCAATAATACAATTAGAAAATATATTGTCAACCATTAAGTCTGTGAATTGACTTACTAATGCATGAGAGAAACCTTCAACTCTTACTCTATCAAATAAATTATTGTTTGTTTGTGCAATAGTTTGTTGAGAGGATAATGTTTTTACTTTGATTCCAATGCTATTTGATGAATTAGCAGTTCCAGAAACCCAATCGGATTTAATTT